GGCTTCTACTTCATTCTGCTTCAAGGATAATATGTATTGTCCTTCTTCATTCTTGGTTAGGATTGTTGCTTCTACTACCTGCCCCACTTTGAGAATGTCGTCAATATTGGCATCCTTCTTATTTGATATTTCCTTCTTTGGAATAAAGGCTTCTGTCTTATCGCCAATATCTACTAAGACGCCATCACGATCTATTTGAACTACTGTGCCAGATACTGGCTCTTTCGTTTTAAAGATCTTAATTGATGCGTCAATTGCAGCCAAAAAGTCTTCTGCTGTGCCTATGTCATTAATTGCTATTTGTTTCATTTATTACTTCAGCCCCTGTTTCTATCAATTCAGATTCAGCCTCTACAATAATTGTAGCAGCATTGGCTCTGTTCTGCCTTCTTTCCAAAAGTTTGTCAATAGATGTAGCAGCCTTGACCTCTGCAACTCCCAAGCGAGATCTGGCAATAGGATTAAAGCCCAAATCTGTTAGTGCATCTGTGTAGGCTTTGTTAATTGCCACAAACGCTTTAGCATCTGCAGATTCAAGGGTAGCCATATATTTATTTCTTGCTGCCTCTGATGCATCCGCCAAGAAAGCAGCATTGGAAATTGCATCAATATCACTAACTGGCGATAACCAAGTAACAGCCATAGCCCAAGCACGATCCCATAATTTTTTACCTTGCTCGCCAAGAGTATCAGGATAAGGTGGAATCTCTTTTGCCATGGGCAAATGCGTAATATTATTTAAATCAGGCAAAGGTCTTTGACCAGGATTGCCCAATAATCTTTTAAGTTCCGTTGGTTTTGGTGGCCTGCCTGCTGTCATTTTATTTTAATCTCCAATGTCCGTTTTGCGTATTTCATTCCTAATTGTACCATTTCTGTAATTTCGCAGAGAAATACAGAAAGAGGCAGCCAGGGTTTCCTGCTGTTTTTTGAGCGTAAAAAAACACCCATACTGGGTAAAACCAGTGGGTGTATCCGTATATAGGAAGTGTTTTTAGACTTATTTAGCCTTTGCTTGAATTACATTTTCTACAGAGAACCATTACATTTTCAATAATATTACTTCCACCATTTGCCAGACTAAGGATATGGTCTGCCGTGAGGTCTTTTTTACTTCCACATCTTGAACACCATGGTTGCATCTGTCTTGCTAATCTTGATAGTCTGTGCCATTCGTAATCATATTGTTTGTTTCGTTCTTGTCTCTTTGGGTCCCTGGCCTGAATTGAGTTAATGCATTGTTTACATGCTGATCCCCTGGACAGGACCCCACAGTATAGGCATGGCGTGAGGAATCTTTTCATATTATTATTCTAAATCATTATTAATATTATTAATATTATTTTCTATTTCACATTCTTCACAATCGTGGTCTTGTTCAATTGCTTGATCGTACTTGAGAGCAGCACCCATGTGGGCATTCATTAATGTTAGGGCTGTCATCATACTTCTATTTAATAATGTCTCAACACCATCAAATGATAGTTTCTCATCTGTCTCTATATGGACTTGGGCAGGACCTACAACTAAGTGCATGTTATACATATGATTCCTTTATTGGGATTAATTGGCTTATATTTATATTCCGCCAGTTTTTGGGTAGGCTCTGCACAGACGCTACAAGTATATCAGATATTACTAAATGTGTCAAACTAAACTCCTTGTCTTAACTATAGCAGCAATGTCATACAGACCATTCTTCTTAGGTATGCCATGCGTGTCTACTATCTTTAGGACTTCTCTCTTGGTAAGGCTTAGCCATAGGCAGATAGCATCTATGTCTAACCAAAACCTTCTATTGGGATTATCCATAGCCAACTGTATTAGCCTGTATAAAGTCCAGGATGTTCTGCATTTCAAACAGGCAACACCAGATAACATGCGTTCTATATCTATGGCTATATGATTCTTACAGCCATCTGTAGGGCATGGGATTCTTCTTGGCTTCTCTATAAATGCTTTTGTTACTGATAATCCTTTGGCATGTATTACTTTAACTTCCCTCGCAAATTCACCACACCAATCCTGTCTTAAGGTCCAGCCTAAATGAGTACTGTGGAATTTGGCTGTTGCAGCAACTTCTGCCTCAATACTTGGCTCTTTCTTAAGCAGGGCTGGTGGTGTGAGATTTCTTCCTCTGCGGATCAGGGCTTCATATTTATGAAACACAGGCAGTATGTCAGTAGCCATAGAATAATCCATTGCTGCCACATTAAAGCCTAATGATCGCTCAGAGGTACGAGACCCTGTTCCTGTCCTGCTTGGAACGAGGAATCCTTTTGCCTCTAACTGAAATATAGGAATGTCAGAGATACTATCTCTTAATACACTCTCGCATCTTCTGCAGAGATACTTCTCATCTCTTGCATCATGCTGACATAATTGACATTCCATATTTGCCCCCTACTTATTGTCTAACTGTTTCATCAAGTCATCAACTGTGTCAAAGTCTTTGTACTCTTTGGGAACAGTCATCTTTTCTACTTCGTCTTTAAAGTTGTTAGCCTTTTCATTTAAGGAGTTAGCCCAGGCTACTCTTCTTTCCCAAGTCTTTACTTTTACTCCAAGCAAGGCTAAGCCTATCATTACTGGCCAACCTATCATATAACCAAGGAAACCCCAAATTAACAGGCTTCTTCCAAATAGGAATGCTATTGATCCTGCTACTAACATCCATAAGATAGTCATAGCGACATGTCGTCCTTTACATATCTACCATCTCTGCTCATGTCAATGACTACTGCCCATACTCGTGGACCCCACTCATCAAACTCTTCAATCTGTGCATAGACTGGATACAGTCCATCACCATTACCTGTAGCAAACACAGTTGCATCATGATCACCAAGTGTATTAAATCCAGTAGTTAATGTAGAATTAACAGCACCCATCTCTGAGTACTCACCAACATGGTTAACATGATCATCTATATTTTCATCTGTCCAAGTCTTCCACTTATGCAAATATGATGGATCACCAATCATTGCTTGACCTGAGTCTACAAAGAATGTTCCTATCAATTGTAGATTGTTTAACTTCTTAGCCTTTATTTTCTTTTTCATTTTGTTTCTCCTGTTTCCGTTGTTTCAACCCAGCCAATCTGTAGTTGTTCCCTGCCACAAACAAGGCACTCTGCCTCGTCTTTTACTGCTGCATTGCATTGCCTGCAATAGTATATCTTATGAATCGTCATTCATTAACTTCTTTAGTTCTTTGTCTGACAACTCTTTATGAAATGCTTGTAAGTAGATCTCTTTGTACGCTGCTTCCATACGCTCTTGTATTTCTTCCTTCGTTGGTATCTTTATCTCGTACATATGTTTCTTTCTTTTGTGATCAATGTCTCTTTCAGCATATCTATCTGCACTCCATTTCCGTAGGTAGTCTAACTTGCATTGTCTACACTGTGTATGAAACAGAACCTTGTTCCTTTGTTGAGGAGCAAAGAACTCAGTAGTTAGTGGCTTCTCAACCTTACACTTAGAGCAGGTTCTGTATTGCATATTAGGCGTTATCTATTCCTTGTGGTGCTGACTCATCTGGTGGTAACTCTAAGTTCTCACGACGATATAGATCGTATAAAGCGCTTAGTCTTTTGTGCATACGAAGCATGTACTCATACTGCTCATCAGTTGAAAGACTCCAGTCTGATCTGCCTGTACCTGGAAGAATCATGACTCCTGTGTTTAAGAAGTCAGCAATCTTTTGTGCCTCATACATTATTACTCCGCTTTGAAGTTGTGTGCTTGGACTTATTTTTTCTTGTTCTATCATTTCTTTTCCTTTTTCTCTCGTCTTAGTAGTTTGTGATAACAGCATTTGCATAGATGACGAGCATAGTTTGGCTTGCCACATCCTTCTGCTGTGCATATCACACTGTTGGTTCTATATGATTTTTTTGCTGCTGCATTCCTGCATGTCTTACAGTAGTAATCAAGAGAATCATGATAAGCATTCTTTGTGTAAAAAAAACTTGCATCCTTTGTCTCATTACACTTAGAACATTTCTTTATCATTTTGTTGATTCCTTGATAAACTGAAGATATTCTTCATATGTTTTATCACTTTTAGATCTATTACACTTTGAGTGGCAAGGACGAACATTAGAAATTATATTGTCTCCGCCTTTGCTTGTTGGTGTTAGATGATCAGGCCAATAAGAGTTCTCTGATCCTGGACCCTTTTTAGGTGCATCAAAATCTATAGCCTCATTGCATATGTAGCAATTTGTTCCATATGTTGCTATTAGTTGCTCATCTGTCCAATCATCATTTAAGACACCTGCCAACTTTGCTTTTTCTTTTCTTCTTATTCTTCGTCTTCTATCTCTATTCTTTTTTTGATATAGACGAAATCCTAACTGTAATCTTTCTTTATTTGCATGATAATATTCCATGGTGTTTGAACAACAGCATTCTTTACAAATACTCTTAAGACTACCTGTACGGCTATTCTTATAAAAATATTCTAAAGTATTAGGAAATTCTCTATTGCATTGTGTACAATTTCTATTCATTTACTTCTCCCTTTGTTTCTTAGTATTTACAACATCTCTGTTGTATGTATATAATCATACCACCTCTGTTAACCATTTGTCAAATAAAGGGCCTTATTTAGGTAACGATTTGATAACAATTTCCTGAGAGAATCCTGAGAAATATTAATCAAGACTATACCAGCCTTTATCATGTAAAGTATACAAACGCTTAAAATATGTGTCGTATTTATATTTAACTACATCTAATGAATACATTCCTACTGCTCTTTCATGTATTGTTCTTGGATTAAGGCTTTTTACATCTTCCGCCGCTTTTATAAAATCTTTGAAGGTATGACATTTATAGCCATTTAGCCCATTAATAACAGTCTCGCTGTAAACACCCCATGGTGTAGTAATTACAGGAGTTCCACAGACTTGGGCCTCAATATGTACATTTGCAAATGGCTCTATGTAGTATGTGGGTGTAAATACTGCTATAGCCTTACCCATAAGATCAGCCTTCTCTTTGCCATAGACTGGACCAATATACTCTCCGTATTCCGTCCTAAATTCTCCAACACCTGCAAGGATTAAACGCTTGCCCAATTTCTCACAGACCTGAACAGCCACATCAATTCCTTTTCTTGGAATGAGTCTGCCTACATATAAATAATAATCTTCCTTAGTTTCTTGTAGAGGATATTTTGCGGGATCCAAATAACCTGGAATCACATCATCAAAGAAACTTCCATCTACTGCTGTAGGATTCTTGTGCATAGCATAAACAGAATGTCTCCAGGCTTCTGATTCAAATACTCTAAATGGTGCAAATGTTCCACCATATCCAATACCGTATTCTACTCTTAAATTTTTAGGGAACTCATTAGCAATGCTTACTTGGGTAGAACCAGCAATAAATAATATAAAGTCTTTAGGCTCTAATCTTTCCTTGATTGCTTTTATGACGGCATTGTTAAAATACTGCCATCCTTCTAATTCAGCATCATATGGAACATGTAGAAAATGCTTGCCATCTAATAATGCAAGTCTTTCTTCTTCTGGCATACATGGAATGAATTCTGTTACATTGGCTTCATTCTCAGTTCCGCCATATAAAAATGTTTCATGACCAAGGGAAGTCATCATGTTACAAAAGTTTATAATTTTAACTGTGTAAGCGCAGTTCTCAAATTCCCATGTTGTGTTAGTGTGCGGAAGCCCTACAATGTGAAATCTCATTTATTTCTTTCCTCTATCTCATAATCATAGGCATTAGAATCTTCCAAGATCCATTTGTCGTATGACTCTACATCCCACTTGTTTGTATTTATTAATCTATTTATAACTAAATCTTTCTTTGTAACAAAAGAAGGCTCTTGGACTCTTATACGATTATTAGGTTGCAAAGCAAAATTACCGTCATCTCGTTCTATAACATGAAAGCATTTATGTTGTCCAGGGCTCTCTGAATAGCCATCGTCCAAGATATTGCTATCAGGATTGTGATGATCCAGGGTAAATAAATACTTGCCCTTAACCTTATTCTTCTCTCTGTCAATGTATGACATTCTTAGATTGCTTAGGTTCTCAAACTTGTTTACTGCTATATGTGATGAAAAGCAGTTCCATAATACCAGGTTGTAGATTGGCTCTTCTTTAACCCCTGGCTTTGTGCAGAAAGCATTGATAGGCATACGCCACCAGATACCACCATCTTCCATTAAAAAATGAAACAGTGGGCTTCTGCCTTTTAGACTTGCAACGCCAAAGATAACTACAGGAAAATACTTATCATGGCTATCTTCTTGATTTCTTAAAAAATTACCACGAACATAACATTCTATAGGTGGAATATTAGCGTTTAACTCAGGCATTTTTGCCCCTTCTATATAGATATACTAACCAGCCAAGGCACATTGCAATAAGGATATTTCCTGTTATCAGATTAGTAACGCCTGCCGTTATTATGGCTATAAGTGCATTATCCATTGACTTTGCTTACCTCTACTGGGAAGTTAAATTCTGCTATGCGCTTAGCCATTCTTTCTTCTTCTACTTGTCTTTTAGATTTTAGATTTGTTCCCTTTGCCCTTGGATTTGTTCCTTCTGATCTTGTGGATTTGCGCTTTTTCCTTATGCCTAAGAATTCACACATTTCTGGCAAATGGCAAACAAGGCCTTGATCTTTATTCCAGAGAATAACATCTCCAACATCAATTGATCTATTGCATATACAGCATGTGTTTTTGTATTTGTTTGTTAATTGCTTCCAAGAATAATCTTGGTGTGACGAATTTTTGATTAGACGATTTTCATGTGCTAATCTATCTTTTTTAAAAGGTTGACTCATTTACTTGCCCCATTTCTTTTCTTCTTGTTTTTTCCTTTTTAACACCTTCTGAGCAGCAACCCTTACCCTTTTAATTAATATAAAAGTTAAGAAATTGCTACCAGAAGAAATCTTCTGATTGCCTGGTGCGACCCTTGATGATTAATCTCCAAACGCATTGTTCCAGTAAATAGAGTATAGCATGATTATTTAAGATGTGCAACTCTACCTGTTTTTGGGCATAAAAAAAAGAAGCCCTGGCCAGAAACGGGAGTTAAAGGACCAGGACTTCCTACATCTATGAAAGCACAGGAGGTGACAAACATAGAAAACTATTGTATCATTGATGATATAAATCTGTCAAATCAGACGATTACATCCTCTAATTTAAAGACTTCATCGCCAACAATTACAAGTTCTTCTTTTTCTTCCATTAGTACCATCCTTTTTCTTGAAAATGTTTCCAGGCTCCGCAGGGATGCGAATGTCGTCTTGAAATGTAAGATAGTGTTGCCACTAACTGACTTACGCCTGCATTAGATTTTCTCATACCCAAAGAACTGTATGTTGAATTCAGAAGTTGCCCTATGCCTGAAGCAGAACTTGTGGGATTTTGTGCTGTGTTTTTCCATGCAGACTCACGCCCTATCAACTTGGTAAGGCATGAATATTGCTCTTTATTTAATAATTCTTTTGCTACTTTCTTTGCAGATACCTGCATTAGAAGTGGCCTTGGTTCATATACTACTGGTATTGCAGGTGTTGGGCTGGTTAATTGTAGTATCAATACTGATATTACTATAAATAGCCCAGCAATAAGTGTATCTTTGTTAATATTAATCTCCTTTGGTAGATAAAGCCCCTACTCATTGGTCGTTAATACCTCCTTACAATTGGTTATTTTCTATCATTTCACATAGACGATCAATCGTCCAATCGTCCAAGCCCTCAATTTTAGACAGGCTCTCCAGCAATTCTTCTCTTGCATGGTTGTACCCATCTCTAAAGGCTTCTTTATATTCCATTGTTTAAGTGTATCACTATTTGATTGCGCTTGCTTGCCGTCAATTAGACCCTATTAGGGCCTTACCCATATACTATGACCTGGAAGGCCTCAGAAGGTCTGTAATCGCCTCCCAGACCCCTTAAAAGGGCACTGTAGGGCAAGGCATAAGGCTAATTATTTGCTGTTTACTCCAAATTCCTTTTGATTTGGCTGTAGAGCCTTTGCTAAAGGTCCAAGAAGACCTGCTAAAAATGCGTTCAGCAATACCTTTGGATCTGTAATTCCAGACACATATAGGGCTGCTACTGCTGCAAGGCTTGCTCTTGCCCATGACTCTACTGCTGCAAGTGCCTTTTCTTTGTTAGATTTTACTGCTTTGGCCTTAACCATTTTTTTTCTCCTTGTTATTTTTGAGCCCCATTTTTTCTATTCTTTGCTTTACTTGCTCAGGTGTTTCAATTACCTCGTAGTGCATTGGGTCAATGCGACCTTTGTAGTCTTCGCCCCACCTGATTCCATACTTTTTGCATAATTCTCTGATTATTGTAGCCTGTTGCTTGGTAAATGTGTTTCGCATTCCAAGAGGGTGCTTGGTTGCATTTAAATCTATGGCTGTGCCTGATGAGTGATTGCTCAAAACAGAATCACTACCTCTAACATCCCTATAAGCATATGCCCAATCATCGTAAATTCCCTCATCAATAGGCTCTACTTGAGCGTGAAATTCAGCAGCAAAGGCAGCCAAGATTACTCCTGCGTCTTTCTGCAGTCTCATTTTTCTGTCAGTGCCTTTAATTTTGAAGACCTTTATCCCTATTTCCTTTTCATCCTTAGATGCAGGCCAACCATTCTGTGATTTAGTCATTAGATTTCTTTCTTGTTTTTGGCTTACTGGACTCTATAAGAAGAAACATTATCTGATCCACTCTTTCCTCAAGCCTTGTTACCTGGTCCTTTAGCGATTTTGATGAATTGGGCTTTAGTTCGCTAAGGTAGTGTTTTACAAGCCATCTAATTGACCCTATATAGGCCAAGGCAATGGTGATAGCAGATACTACCAGGCCTGCTTGTTCTGCTGTGCTCATGTGTTTCTCCTTATGTTATTTTTCTTTGGTGATTGTTATATTGCATATCGTTTGTGTGATAGCCCTTAAAGTATCTTCTTCCAGAACCATGAGGCTTTTCTTTATCCCTTGTTCTTCTTTCAATCCCAAGAACTTGAGATTCGTTTACATCCATTTGTACTATGTCCTTATCAAAAATATCAATAGCAGGAACAACATTAAAGTTTTCTACAAAATTGCGTGGGATAGGAATAAATGCTCCTAAAGGATCACCTTTGCTTACTTTAATCCTATGATTCTTAAGCGTCATTTTAAGATTAAAGGTAAAATCTCTACGAATGTTGTCTGTCTCAATAACACCAGTCATGGCAACACATGTAGGAACAAACATGTTAGGTGGCTGGATAGTCATTAGATTAATACCTGGAGGAGTCTTAAGGGCAAACATATTTTGAATTGTTATAATTCCGTTATGGAAGGCATCTTTTACAATTTGACGACCTTCATTGTCTTTATTTAATATTGTAATTTGTGCTGGTGCTTCTCCACCTGGCCAAAATGCCTCAAAGTCAATTAAAGAATTAATAACAAAGCCATATTGATTTCCTATATTTAATGGCAGGCAGTAATAAAAATGATCAGTGAACCAGTCTCTTTTAACCTTGCCAGCAAGCGGAGTTATGACTTCCTTGTAATAACCATGTTCTGGAATATCTAAAGAATGCGGAACAACTAATATATGATTATCTGGAACTTCATATCCAGGGTCATTCATATAAGTCATTGTTTGCCCCAAAATTGAGCAATTGTATATCTTGTTCCACCCTCAATTTTTGTAACTCCATGAAGATGTTCTGGATCTCCTGGATGAATTGCAAGGGTTCCTGCTTTTGGAGTAATCTCAATATCAAAGTTTCCGTAATATGTCTTACCACCTTGATAATCTTCGTTTAGATAAATAATGGAGCCAAACAGTCTGTGTTCAAAACCTTTGTGCTCTGTATTAGTCATATCGTCTGCATGTAGCGGTTGTTCCATTCCTGGAAACCATCTCACAATTTGCAAGGTATCTGATTTAAGGTCTAAGCCATATTTATCTTTTAAAACTTCTTTACATCTACGATTAGCATCTCGCATTAATCTTGCTGCTTCAGCATCGTAACGCTCTATGGTGTCACAATTAATAAGACGATTAGTCCAGAACCTGTCTCCAGATTCCTCCCAGAGTTCTGAACTAACCGCTTTATCTATTATATACGAACACTGATCTTTTGTCAAAAAGCCGTCTATTTTTATTCCGTTGTACATTTATTTTACTCCTGATTCTTTTAGTTTTTCCATAACCTCTGCATAACTTGTTATTCCTACAACATCAATATACTGATATTTTGGAGATATGACGCTATCAAACTCTTTATTCCAAGGATATTCATAGTCTTTGTAATTAATAACTTGGGTTATAGTAACATCTGGCTTAGAAAATATTGCATTACAGAGATTTGTTCCTGGACTTCCTGCTATTTTTTCTGCGTTGTAAAAATAAGATATTTGTTTAAAGATAGACATTCCAGACAAAGATACTATTGAGTATCCGTTATCAGAAAAATAATCTTCTAAAGCCTGTATAAACTCAGGTTCATCATATCTGTTCTTAAAGAATGGTTCGTGCTCTAAAATATTTTGTTCTTTTAAAGCGTTAGAGGCCTCTCTTCGTGTAATAAAAATGTTTTTAGGTTTTGAGTTATCTTCAATCATATATGGACTAAAAAACTTTCTTAACTCTTGATTGCCTTCTGGGAAATGATAATACCTTGTATCGCCAAATACATAGTATTTTAAAAAATCTGTAATCCTGTTTAAAAATCTTGTTCCTACTGCATAAATAATTAGTTCATCAACATTTAATTTGCCTTCTTCTATTTCTTCAACTGACAATGTTTTTATTTTATTATCATGAGACAATAACTCTTTTAATTCACAATTAACTAAATCCATATTGTGCCCTGTTTGACTATAAGAAGGGCCATTGTCTATCCACAATATATTTATTGAGTCATCAATATTGTTTTTGTAATATAGAAACGCAGCAAGCATCTCTTTTAAGAAATGATGATAGTGATAGCCTTTTATCATAAGAAACCACTTGCCTCTTAAATAAGTTTCTGGCCCATCTTCTCCGTAATAAAAATCTTTAAATGAATAGATTGGAGATCCAGAGGTCTTTACATATGACAGTGAACTGTAATTTGGATATTCTTCTCCAGGGTCACACATTTGATATCCCATCTCATATGTCCATGGTCGTTTATTCATTTAGAATTCCTCTACCTTTAGGTCTATTTTGCATCCCGCACAAATTCCAGATTTAGGGCCATCCTTTTCAAGATGGTCTCTCCAAGGCTTATATTTTTCATTTCTGTAGATTTCCCACAAAGGAGCATCATTTACATTAGCCATAATTCCATTTTTATGCTCAGGTACATCTGATCTTGTATTGCAACATACCATTACGCTACCATTGTAGTCTATGTACATATTCTTGAATGGTTGTGTACATGCTTTTGTTCTTACATATTCTTCGTTAAATTCCGCCACTTTTTCAGTTCTGGCAGTTCCTTCTACAGCAAAGTTTCTTGCTCTTAGATGTACGATTATTCCATCTACGATTAGGTCATACTCAATCCTCTGATTATCTATGTCAGAAATAACCACATAATCAACGCCAAGCATTTTTATCTTTTGCTTCATACGCTTTTTCATCTTAGCATGGTTGTATTGCTCATTATTTGCCAGGTACTGTTGAATAAACAATTCATTAAGACCTGCATCTTTGAGAGCATGTATGTAATCAAGGGCAACATAATCACCATTTGTGTTGGTTCTAAGTTTGGCCTTTGGCAAGATTTCTCTGGCTTGAGAGATACGCTTTAGGATAATCTCTCTATAGGCTAAAGGCTCATTGTATCTGCTATATGTAATTTCTTTGTCATAATCTATTTTTGCCAACTGATTGAGAATAGACAAATACATTTCTTCTGGCATAAGATTATTATCAGAGTGTCTATCTATAAAAGCGTTAGGACAAAACCAACACTTTCTATTGCAGTAAGAATATACCTCTATCTCAATAAGTTTTAGTTGATTTTTAAACCATTGTTGAAGAGGACTGTAAGCCATATTACCACTTACCAATTGGACATTGGGCCGTTGTGAGTTTTGCTTTAAAATTCATAACACATCCACATTTTTTGCATTGGCTTGTTAATTTAATTAAAAATGGACATTCTGCACATATGGCTAATCTATCCTCAATTATTTTAGGATCTTTTATTAGTTTTTCTTTATCCAATAAGTGCCAAGGTTTTGCCTCTCCTTGAGCCTTTTTCCATTCCTGCCATTTAGACATTTTTGCCCCTTTTGTTTACTGTTTTACTGCTTTATAACATTTTCGCCATCCCAAATATCGCCAACTTTAAAAGGTTGATCGTCTGGAATATCTACAATTGTTGTTTCTTCACTAAAGATTGCCCTATGTTGTTCTTTATGGTTGGGCTGTATGCAAAGCAGAGACATAATAATTTGATTATTGCAAACATAACCATAAATTTCTGTTGCGTCCCACTCATATTCATCAGAAAATTTAACTTTGTATCCACCAACCCATTCTGTGCCAGTCCAATATGCACCAGTAACAGCAGCATCCCTATACTGGGTAAGATTCATTGGAGTAATTGGAAAACCGCTTGCTACAGCATCTATCAATACCTGCTCTTTTTCTTGAGGCATTGAATAGTTAATGACACGATAAATGTCCCAAGTACCTTCATTATTTTTTACTACACAGGCGTACATTATTCTCCTTAGATTTACTTAATTGTATCATTGAAACTATATTGTAGCAACCTATGCCC